TTCTGTTAATCCACCTTCTGATAAAGATTCAGACACTTCAGCAGCAATCTCTGCAGAAACCTCTCCACCTTCAGCAATTGCTTCTAGTACTGCAGAAACCTCAGATGCATCTAAACTACTATCGCTAATTAAATCAGTAACAACTTCTTGAATATCTTCTACAGAAAGGTTTGCACCACTTTCTGATATTTCTTCAATAGAAACTTCACTTTCTTCAAATACAACCTCTGCTTCTTCTGCAGGAGTATCAACTGGCTCCGTATCAACTGGTTCTGTATCAACTGGTTCTGTATCTACAGGTTCTGTATCAACTGGTTCTGTATCAACTGGTTCTGTATCAACTGGTTCTGTATCTACAGGGGTTGTGTCTACAGGTTCTGTGTCTATAGGTTCTGTGTCTATAGGTTCTGTGTCTATAGGAGTTGTGTCAACTGGAGTTGTATCTATAGGAGTTGTGTCTATAGGACCACCACCATTTAAATTTGCACCTTGTGGTGCTGGTACAGAAATAACAGTATCAGTATATTGACTTACAGGTCCAGACCAGTTAGCAACTCTAACAGTATAAGTAGCCCCTTCTGTCAAACCAGTTAATTGAATAGACGCTGGTGCCCCATCTGTATTATATGTTCCACCTTCGTATGGATTTTCTGCATCTGGGTCATCTGTTATTACTTGATAAAACCAAGTGTTTGCTGTATATCCTTGAGGTAAGGATGGTGTAATGGTTGCAGTAGTCCCTGCAACAATTGGAGTTGAAATTATTGGGGCAGGGGTTGGAATGTTGTTATTAATTGCAGTAACTAGTTGACTTGATTTAGTATTTAATGATGACTCAAGAGATGTTTTTGTTGATACCGCTGAGTTTACCGTATTGGTTAAAGATGTAGTATTAATAGCATTTATATTAGATGTGTTTGTAGTATTTTGAGTAACTACTGGAGTAAGGCTTGAGTTTAATTGTGCAATAGCTGCATTTGCTGAGTCAACCGCTGCCTGAACTGTTTCTGTATTTGGGTCTACATACGGAGTAAATGCTGCACCTTGACTTATTTGTCCAGCAAAACCTGCTCCAACATTAGTATCTGTAATTGGAATAAGTGCACCGTTGGTTGTTTCTCTAACATTAAATCTTGCTTGATTTGGTATTGGTCCATTAGCAGTTACACTTGCCATCCATGCCCCGTCATTTGGATTAACATCAGCATTAAATCTAATTTGAACCATTTGTGTAGAAGCATCTTGTTGCGGGAAAGGCCTTAAGTCCCAAGCAATATCTAAACTTGTTCCAGTAGTCGCATATGTAATTCCAGTTCCTGTGCTCCAAGTAGTCCAGTCCCACCCAGCAATAGATACAGAAGGTGCGCCTGGAGTTGTATTATAAATCCATCCTTCATTTGTTCCAAATGTTATTGTTGCATTTGATCCAACAAATACATTATTATAAACAGTTCCACCCATTTGCATTCCGAACGGAAGATTCATTTGAACACCAGCATCATCTACTCCAGCCAAAACATTTGTGCTAGTTCCAATAGTGGCTTGTAAATTATTGACTGCTGTTTGAGCAGCATCAATAGCAAGGTTGGCTTGAGTTAACTCGGTTTGTGCAGTTGCTTGTGCTGTAGATGCTTCTGTTTTTGCTGCAACGGCTTCAGATATTGCTGTCTGAGCCTCTGTTATTTGTGTTGTTATATTATTTATAGCGGTAGTTGCAGTAGTTACTGTAGCCTTTGCATCTTGAACTATTTGAGAACTTTGATCTATTGGGGTAGCAGATAGGTCAACACTGCTAATAGTATTAATAGCGGTTTGAACATTATTTATTTCTGTATTAGCCAGAGATATTTTTGATGCTACCTCTGCTGTGATACTTTGGGCCTGGGAATATTCGGTTTGAGCCTGTGTTATTTCAGTTGTAGAATTTACAGTAGCATCTATGGCTTGCTGTACTTCTGTTGTAGCTGTTCCAAGGGCTGTGTTTACCGCCTGCTGTGCTGGACTTACTACTACCTGTTCTGATCCGCCCACTTCTGTACCGTAGGCTACGCTTGGCCCAACTAAAAAAAGCCAGCCGCTAACAAAAGCGCCTAGCAAAAAGAATTTAATCTTTCTAGTCAATTAACTACCTCAAATGTTACATAACTTATTTAAGTAACATTTAGATTATAGCACCTAAAAGATGCTAAATAAAATTAGTTAACTACTTTTGATTGTCGGTTTTATAAAAACCAGAACCCTTAAACTGTATTCCAAAAGGGGTGAAATGTCTGATCATTTTTGACTCACACTCTTCACAGATATAACCTGGGTCTTCTTCGTTTATAGATCTAGTTACAGAAAGTGTTGCATGTGCATCATCTTGTATGCACTTATACTCGTAAACTGGCATTACTTTTGTTTTCTACTTGTGCTATAAGGTGCCACTTTTCAGCATCTGATAAGTCTTCCCACTTAAAATCTTCCATTTTTACTTCCCGCTCTTTTTCCTTTTTTCAGCTAAGGCAACAAAGTCTTTTACCTTGGTATCTCCCATGTATCCCCACGCATACCCATCTTCAATCATTTGTTCATTTACAGACTTTACGTTTCCGTCTAGATAAACCCAACCAAGGATTCTTCCATATTTTTCCGAGCTATCTGGCTTTTCTGTTTTTACTACTATAACTTTTGCGTCTTTAAATTTTGATTTAAGATAATCTTTTGACTCAAGTCCTAGAATCTTTTCTAGCTTATCTGTTGTTCTTGACTCTGGGGTGTCTATCCCAGCCAACCTTAATCTTTGAGAATAAGAAATACTGAACCCTAAATCAATGTCAACATCGATAGTATCTCCGTCCACTATCTTTGTTACTTGTTTAACTATGTATTCAAACATTATTCCCCTTAAATTTTAAATGAGCAGTTTGCGGACGTACTCAGGTCCATCCTTCGGGTAGCGACCCGAATAACCTGCGACTCCCCAGTGACGGGGTGCAGATCTTTATTATACTATTTATTTGATCTTGATGATCTTTGGCTTCTTCTCTTCTGGCAAAATGCGTACAATATCAATCTTAAGCATTCCGTCCTTTAGTTCCGCTGCCTTTACTTCCATATATTCACCAAGAGCCCACTCACGAGTAAATTTACGGGCAGCAATTCCACGATGGATAAACTTCGAATCGTTATCCTCCGTGCTTAATTCTCCCTTTACAATGAGCTTGCCGTCTGCTGTTGATAAATCAATATCTGTTTTAGCAAATCCAGCAACTGCTAGTTCGACAACAAAGTTGTCCTCGTCTATCTTGATTACGTTATATGGTGGATAGTTAGTTGCACTCGATACTGTTTGAGCGTTGCTCCATGTATTTAAAGCTCTATCGAATCCAATAAAAAAAGGATCCTTGAAAAGATCCCATGTATATGTTGTTACCATTTTATTCCCCTTTCAAGCGAATAAGTTATATTAGGACCCCATTGGGCATCCTAATATAATTATATCAAATTGATTTTAAAAAGTCTAAAAAATCTTCTTTTCTTTTTCTTGCATTTTTTCTTCATTTGCTGTTGCTGCATATAGGGCTCTTTGGTGTGCAGATGCTCTACTTTTGCTTGGATGGCATCCTTTTAATTCGCCCTTATCATTTACTACTGCGAATCCTTTGCAGCCAGCGTAATTTTCTTTTATATTATATGGCATTTTGTCTCCTAGTTATTTGGAATTTCTGGCATATCAATTGGCAATACGCCCTTTTCTTTAGCTATTTTAAAGCCCTCTGGACTTAATGTAATTGTAGCCTCAAGGTCTTCGTCGTATTCTATTTCAATTAGTCCTGATTCAAAGAGATTTAGTAAAGTATTATCGACATAATTCATGTGGGATTGCCATAATTCTGGTGCAATTTCTTTGGCATCTTCACTTATTGCAAAGATCATCTCGCCGTCTTCTGAAACCCCAGCTGCCTCAATGGCACCTATTTCAATATAATGGGCCAACCTAAGATCGTCGTCATCGTAATCATCTGAACCATAGTCCATATCTCTATTATACTCCTTAAGTTGTGTCTGTGCGTTTTTTTATATTTAAGTCCGCAGAGTCAGACTTGAACTGACGATAACCGAATTATGAGTTCGGGGCCTTAACCAACTTGGCTACCTGCGGTTAGCCTATTGTATTGTGCCATCGTCATTCTTGTCAATGGTTGTCTCTACTATTTGTTGAACATAATCAGAAAAATGTTTTCTAATACTGCCCATAGGCCTAGACCCAATAGTTTTCCACAACCTCTTATATTCCATTACATTTGAAAATGTTGTAGGGCAAAGCATCAATCCGTTGTATTCCCTTAATACTGTAGGGAGTGGAACATGCTTACCACAACATTTACATTCTTTAGCTTTATCTTGATATATACTCATAGTATTTCCATTCCTTCTAGTACATCCTTTAACTGTTCTGGCATCCTTGGTGGACGTATAAGATTGGTTCTTACAGTAGTCTCATCTTCCCTATCCCAAACTAGTGTGTCGTAAGTGTGTATTTGCACTTCATCATCATTATCTTTTTTAGTTTTTCTTATGGAGTTATAAATAGATCCACAAACAGCATCAGCCAAGTCTTTGGAACCTTTTCTTGGGTGATCAACTTTGTCCCTCATAATCTTTAACTGCAATAATTCATCTATTAGCAGTGGTACGTGAGGTCCAGATAATCTTTCTTCTAAAACAATCATTGCCATATCGTCGTAATGTTTTTTACCAACAGACAATGTCTCTGTATTAATTCCATACTGTCTTAATTGCTGCATCATGTCGTGAGAGTTCCATCTGTCAAAAGTACATAAGCGGATATTAAATCCTGCCGATCTTAATGATAATATATAATCTCTTACTTCAGAAAAGTCTACAGACTTGTCTGCTGTTGGAGTCCAATATCTAACCGCATCAACTTCTACAATTGCAGCTGGCTGTGAATATGTATCGGTAACCTTGATGTTAACCCAATTACGAACATGAGACATGGCTACTGCACAATGGTCATGCTTTTGTGCAAGGTCTACGTGCATAAAATATTCTTTATTTTCCTCTGGCTTAAACCAAGACTCTAGTCTTCCAAAATCATCTATGGCAATCGCTGTGTTATTGAAAGCTTTCTCAATCTTTTCTCTTGACTTAAAGAATGCATCTACTGCTTCTGGTGGCATGCATGCGAATCTGCTTAAGGCATCTGGCATGTCTCTATAAAAGTCTACCTTAAAATCTTCAATTTTTTTAGTTGGATTAACGTCCCATGTTGGTCTCTTAATTGCATATGTTCTTGGGAAAAGGTATGACTTAATGTGATCTTCTTCCCACTCAACAGTAAATTCATTTCCTTCTGTGCCATCTGGAAGCTCTTCTTCCATCTTTAAAAGCCTACTTCTAACAACTGTTTCTTTCTCTGCAATTACTGCATCATAAAATTTTTGAATTGGATCATTCTTAAAACGTGGAAAAGAAAGCAATATAACCTTTCCAAAGTCTGGGAAACGGGAAATTACGGATCCACGATACATTGAATATATAGCATCAGCTGTTTTAGCCTGATCGTGTCCAGTAGTATTTTCTGTGGCAAAGCCTGATATTTCATCTAGAATAACAGCGATAACGTTATATCCTTCCCAAGCCTCTCGTTCTGAGTGACCAGAATAAACATTTACGCTTTTATCAAATTTAATTTCAGAAGCCTTCGGTTCAAATTTTCCTACAAACCATGGGGATCTTTCAATACGTGTTTTAAATCCTTTAAAGAAAACGTTGTTTGCCTGCTGAGCGTTAATAGCAATATTAAGAATATCAATCGTATCTCCAGGAGGCTTTCCATAATATGTGGCTGGATCTTTAAGGCATAAAAGTAAATATACTATATAGGCTACAGATATAGTAGAACAATAATCTTTTCCAGAACCCTTACCCAATTGAGCAACAACTTCGTTACATGTTTGTTTAAATCTTATACGACCATCTTCTTCACCAAATAACTTAATAAGAGTAGACTCTTTATAAATCTGAGAAGATTTTTCAATCAATGTATATTGATATTCGGAAAGTGGTGGCAGACCAAGATACTCTGCTCCAGTTACAAATGTGTGCAGATCTACTGGACGCTCATCAAACTCTTCGCCATCCAATATATCAATTAGGTCATTAAAATTAAGATCCATCTAAGCTTTCTTGCTGTAGTACTACTGGCTCGATAACTCCAGTAATTTGTGATAATCTTTTTGCAACATCCATCTTACATTTTGGACAATTTGCAGTAACTTCTTTTAAAATTTTTACAAGGATGTCCTGCTTATGTTCAGTCTCTGCTATCTGTGTTGCTAGCTCTGCATTATCTAAAAGTCCAACCTCTTGAAGCATTCCAATTCTTTTGCCTTCAATATCAGCAATTAGTTTTAATGAGGTAGCCTTTACGTTTAATTGACCTGCTTGGTCTGCATCCTCTACGGTCTTCCAGGCTTCTTTAATTAGCATGGCGTAGTGTTGGTCTGCCCCATTGATGGCTTCCTTTGCCCTTTCACGGGCCGTAGAATCGTTTCTAACGACTTCTTTCCATTGGTCTATATGTTCTATAACCTCTGATCGCTTAAAGCCCGTTATAGTGGCAATCTGGGTAGGATTATTACCCTTCAATAGTTCGCTTATTACTTTATTCATGCGATCATAATGATCGGCTAGTTCAATTTCCATAGATATCCATTATAATCCTAGTCGACTAAAAAATCAACTAGATTGATCAATTTTTGCCCTAGCAATCTTATATAGAACTAGATATCCGATTAAATCATCTATATCGTTATCTCCAGCAAAACCTTGGTTATTCTTTACTCTGTTTAATTTGTCGTCTATTCTTACCTTTAATTGCTCTGTTGAATCCGCCGTTGAAAATATCCTTGCTGGCTCCAAGGCTGAGTTGCCGTATGAAATATTTTTTTCAACTAGCATGTGTGCTATCTCGTGGCAGGTGTCCCATATTTTCATTCCAGCTGGTGCTCCAACTGCACGTAAGTATAAATCCTGACAACTAAAGTTTTTTACATCTTCGTATACTGGCTTAAGCATTATCTTCCTCTCTAAATTTTGCTATAAAGACTCCTGTTTGTGGGAACTCTTTGTATTCTACTATATTACTAAAGTTTTGTAAAACCTTTTCTGTGGTCCAGTCTTCTTCTACATGAACCTCATATGGATTATCATCCACAGCCCCCTGTGGATAATGAATTATTGGAATAGATATTAAGGCATAGGTGGCATCCTTTGCAATTTTACTCCAAAGCGTGGTGGCGTCTTCTATAGACATATGCTCTAGTATATCTCCAAGGATGACTAGGTCAAATTTAAAATCAGTTATAGTTCTTACGTCTACGGGATATAAAAAGTCATATCTTTCTTCTAGACTGTATTTAATTATTGATGGATACCATGCCTCTACACCTAAAACAATTACGCTGTTCCCCATATTAGACTTAATTAAATCTAAGTATGTACCAGCTCCCGCTCCACAATCCAATACAGTCTTCGGGTTTATTTCTTTAATTTTCTCAATAGCCCATGGTTTATTTTCTGGATCTGAGTATCCCATTATTTCAAAACCTTTCTCTGCTGCTTTGTCTGAAATGTTGACTCTAATCCAGAAATCTTGCAATACAATTTTGAGGTTGGCTTTACTGTATAACAAATATACTTCTCTGGCTGTCTAAAATAATAATAATCAATTGGTAAAGATATGATGTTGTCATATAAATTATCTATAACTTTTTGTGCTGCTTTTCTGTTAATCACATAGCAAAGACATGACCAGTCTTGATAGGAACGGCATACGTCTTTTTCCTCTGGATAAAACTCCCCAGTATTTGTATTCCCAGGAGCATAGTAAAAAAATAGATCCCATTCCTCATCTATTTGAGACATATACTTTACAAGGTTCTCAAAAAATCCTGGGAAGTACTCTATATCGTCTTCCATTAAAATTAGATAGTCTTTATCTGATTTTAAGAAATTTATATATGCAGAGATATTGCTTGCCCATATTCCAAGCTCTCCATATCTCCACCCAGATTCGCTATTAAATTCATACCCAGCCTTATCAAATTTTATAAAGGGATACTGTCTACAAAAATCCTCGATATCTGTATCGTTAGAAATGTTAATTGTATTGGTATTTAACTCTTCTGAATACTGGCCTATATAGTCATTCATAGAACTAAATAGTTCTTCTCTTTGAACATCTTTTTCTAAATGAAATACCTTATGTGTGAATTTCATCGCTTTTTAATTAATCCAAACTGATCTAAGTATCTCTGTATGGTCATAGCAGAAACATTACACTCTTTAGCTATCTCGGTAACCGTTTTCTTTTGGACGACATACCTTCTGTATAGCCAGTCTTTACTCTGATATAATTTCATCTTTCGGTCAATACCGTATTTGAATAATGGGCAATACCAAATGCATCTGCCACAT